GGTCATCGCCTCGCGCAAGGCGGCCGAGGCTGCCGAACTCGAGCAGCACCGCCAGGATCTGAAGTCGCAGGGCCTGCCCGTCCCGGAAGAGGGGAGTCCAGCTCCCTCGGCGGGCGAGGAAGGCGACGACGACGCGCTGCAGCGCGAGCTTCAAGCGGAGCAGGCGGCCCCGAAGCCCAAGCTGGTGGAAGACCTCGACCAGACGCTGGTCAAGATCAAGGTCGACGGCGTCGAGCGCGAAGTGCCGCTGGCTGAGCTGGTCCGTACCGCCCAGAAGCACGAGGCGGCCGACAAGCGCCTGGCCGAGGCCACGCGTCTGCTGCAGGAAGCCGAGGCCAAGCGCCGAGAAGCTGAAGCGCCGCAGCAAGCACAGCCGGCGCCGGCCGCGCAAGCCCCTGAACAAGCGAAACCTGACAGCTCCGACAAGGTGCGGCAGGATCGCGAACAGAAAGCCAAGGAGTTCCTCGAAGCCATGTTCCACGGTGACGAGGACCGAGCGACCCAGATCCTCGCAGGCCTGATGCCGGAAAGCCCACCTCCCCAGGAGACGGCTACCCGGGCACCGGACCCGGAAGAGCTGGCCGCCCAGGTCGAAGCCTCCTTGGAGCGTCGCAGTGCGCTGAAGCAGTTTGCCTCTGCCTACCCGGAAGTGCTGAAGGACACCGATCTTGCAGCCCTCGCCGACATGAAGCTGGCCCGACGTCTCGCCCAAGGTGAGCCGTTCTCCCAGGCCCTCATGTCGATCGGCGAAGAGCTCTACACCAAGACCGACCTGAAGACGCCCGCGGCGGCAGCCCAGGAAACGCCCCCGGCCACCCCGTCGCAGACTGAACGCGTGGAACGCAAGAAGGCTGCGGACGTTGTTCGCGGTCGCAGTGCCAGCACCGCTTCGACCCAGGAAGCGCCGCCGTCACCCTCCGACGTCATCAAGCAGATGCAGGAGGCCCGGATGCGCGGTCGATGGAACGGCCAGCAGGCACGACGCTAACCAATCTGCATAAGGAATCAGAATCATGGCTGGACAACTTTGGAGCACCAACAACCTCGGCGGCTACATGAGCTCCGAGAAGCTGTCGCGCGTGCTGCGCTTCGCCCTGCAGCCGCTGGTGAAGTTCCGCCAGTTCGCCGACATCAAGGATGCCGCGGGCCAAGGCAAGAACAAGGGCGACAGCTACCAGTGGAACGTGTATTCGGACGTCGCGACCCAGGGCACCACCCTGGCCGAAGCGACCGCGATGCCCGAGACCAACTTCACGATCGCCCAGCGCTCGCTGACCATCACCGAGATGGGCAACTCGGTTCCCTACACCGGCAAGCTGGATGACCTGTCCGAGCACCCGGTGACCGAGATCATCAACAAGGTGCTCAAGAACGACGCGAAGAAGGCCTTCGACGCGGCGGTCTATGCCCAGTTCAACGCCACCCCGCTGGTCGTCTCGCCCACGGGCGGCAACTCGACCTCCGCGGTCTCGCTGGCCACCGACGGTGTCGCACCGACGGTGAACGGGGTCGCGCTGGGCAAGGACCACATCAAGGCGATCGTCGACATCATGAAGGAACGGAACATCCCGGCCTACGTGAATGACGACTACATCTCGATGGGCCACCCGAGCACCTTCCGCAAGCTCAAGAACGACCTCGAGGCGATCCATCTGTACGTCGATACCGGCTTCCAGATGATCCTCAACGGCGAGATCGGCCGCTACGAGTCGGTGCGCTTCGTCGAGCAGACCAACATCGCGAAGGACACCACCAACTTCGCAGCGGGCCTGTCGAACTGGGCCTTCTTCTTCGGCGCCGACACGGTGGCGGAGGCGATTGCGGTGCCCGAAGAGATGCGCGGCAAGATCCCGACCGACTACGGCCGCAGCCGTGGTGTGGCCTGGTACTACCTGGGCGGCTTCGGCATCGTGCATCCGCGTGACGACAGCGACGGTTCGAAGAACGCGCGCATCGTGAAGTGGGGCTCCAAGCCGGCTTAATGCGTGACGAAGGGGAGCCAGGCTCCCCTTCTTCCCGCGGACACAGGAGACCGCAATGCGACCCGACGAAATGCCCGATCTGCCCCTGTCCGACGCAGGCCACGAAGGCTTCGGCGCCTCGAAGGACGAGATGCGCCGCGGCTTCAAGAAGATCGCCCAGCCGATGGGCGGTATGTCCGACGAGAACGGCGATACCTACGTCGGCGACCGCGCCACGTTCGGCGGCGCGCTGGGGCGCCCGCACGGCTGGGAACGCTGAAGGAGCGAACCATGAAGGAATGCAACTACAAGCCCAGCGGCGAGCTGCAGGGCGACACCAAGGCGATGCCCGATCGCGGCACGCGCACCGGCATGAACGGTGACACCTACGGCGCCTCGCTGGATCAGGGCGCCACCAACTCCCACGGCAAGCTGGGCGGCGCCACCAAGAGCGACGCCTGGGACCAGGGCCGCTCGATGAACCCGATCAACAAGTGAGCACCATGAGCAAACTCGACCGCAGCAAACCCTTCGGCGAAGTGTGGGGCGACCACCCGGCCCGCTTCGAACAGGACGGCAAGTTCTTCAACGCCTCCGAGGACGAGATCGAAGTCGAACCCGTCACGGTGGAAGACGAGGACGGCAAGAAGACGCGTGTCCTTCGCGTGAAGGCCGTCGTGCAAGCCGAGAAGCAGGCCAAGCCGGCCAGCAAGGGTCGCGGCAAGGCCAAGGAGTCGGAGGAGCCCGCACCGGCGCCCGCACCGGCGCCCGCACCGGCGGCAGTCGACGCCGTCGAAGATCAACTGGCTGCCCAGCTGGGCGAGACCGACGGATCCTTCGAGTAAGCGATGAACCTGGCCGAGATGATCCAGGTGGCCCGGGAGGATTGGCTCCTGGACACCGCGAAACCGTACCTGTGGTCCGACGACCAGATCCGGCGCGCGATCAACGGAGCCCTGGTCGATGCGTGCCGGAGGGGGCGGCTGATCGTCGACGCCAGCACCTTCACTCTGAGCTTCGACGGCCCGAGCTCGGTACCGCTGGACGAGCGGGTGATCTTCATCCGCCGCGCCATCGTCACCGGCGCGAGCCGGCCGCTGCGTCGCGCATCGATCAAGGATCTCGACGAGAAGCGCCCAGGTTGGGAAGACGAGGTGGGCGAGCCGACACACTACGTGGTGGACGCCGAGACGATGGCGGTGCGCCTCTTCCCGGCGGCTGATGGCATCATGCCGATCGAAGTGCGACTGACCGTGGTGCGCGAGCCGCTGGCGCCGCTCGAGGTGGACAGCGACCGGCCGGAGATCCCGACCCGCTACCACGGCGCACTGCTGCACGGCGCGTGCAAGCGCCTCTTCCAGAAGCCAGACGCGGATGCTGAGGATCAGCGCCGGTCCGCTTACCACGAGGCCGAATTCGAGACGGAGTTCGGCAAGAAGTCCGCGGCCATCGACGAGGTGTGGATCCGCGAGAACTACGAGGCCGCCGCGCTCGAGGGGGAGCTCTGATGCCCGATTCTGACATCAACGTCGTCATCACCCGCCTAGGCCTGCTCTCCGAAGATGTCGGAGAGCTGAAAGAGACGCTGCGCCAGATCGCGACTGCCGTGACAAGGCTCGCGCTCGTCGAGGAACGTCAGAGCCAGACGAACGAGGCGCTGGGCCGCGCATTCAAGTCGATCGACAAGATCGACGGCAAACTGACCACGATCGAGCAGCGCGTTGCCACGATCGAGAAAGAGATACCGATGCAGCGCCAGGCCAGCGGATGGGTGCTCTCGGCGGTGTGGGCTGCGGCCGGGGCCGCAGTGTTGTTCGTCGCGAAAAAAGCGGGGATCGTATGAAGCCCGACAGGTCACTGAACTGGCCCATCGCCTACGAGGCCGTGGAACTCATCGCCGAGGTCGAAGGCTGTCGGCTCACCGCATACCGCTGCCCTGCGGGCGTACCGACGATCGGATGGGGCCATACACGCGGGGTGCGTATGGGCGACACCTGCACACAAGAACAGGCCGACCGATGGCTCCTGGACGACGTAACGGAAATGGCCGACGGCGTTCGGAGCGTGCTCAAACGAGAAGCGTCCGGCGCTGAGCTTGGCGCAATGGTGTCGTTGGCGTTCAACATCGGGATGGGCAGCCGCGCTCGCAACATCGCGGGATTCGAGACATCGACCGTACTCNNNNGGCGCGGGCCTTCGGGCTGTGGAACAAGGCCACGGTCAATGGCGTCAAGCAAGTCCTGCCAGGCCTGACCGCCCGCCGCGCCCGTGAGGCTGCGCTGTACCTCGCCGACCAAGGGCAGCCGATGGCGCAAGCGGTGTTGCCCGAGTCGTCCATGGCACAAAGCCCGATCGCGCAAGCCAGCGTCACCGCAGCAGCCACCGCTCTTGCGGGCGTGCTGACCGAATCCACCGACACCGGCAAAGCGATTGCCGCTGCGCTCGGGATCGAGCCGATGTGGGGCGTGCTGCTGGCTGTGCTCTGGACCAGCGGAGTGGCGCTCTACCAGCGCATCAAACAGCGCCGGGAGGGCTGGGCATGAGCTACACCGAGCTGCCGATGGCCTGCCGCCAGTGC